AAAAAGAACTACTATTACCCGTATGAATCGTGGGAAGAAGTGGAAATATGGGTATAATAAGGAACATGATTTAATTGTATTGTCTCACAATGGAGTTATAGGTGAGATTATAGAAATACAAAATTTAATTATAGCGCTACCGAAACCACCTAAAGAAGTATATAAACATCCAAAGAATAAGTGGGTTAAGCAGGAATATCCTAAAGAGCTCCAAAGGATTAAAAACATATTCGATTGGAGGGGTTATCCGGAAAACAATAAAGAAAAATGGTACGATTATATAGACGAGGAGTTTAAACGTCGAGAAGAAGGTTTCTGGTTTATGAATAATGGTAAACCAACCTGGATAACCGGTACGCACTATATGTATTTACAATGGAGTAAAATTGATGTTGGTGCTCCAGACTATAGAGAAGCTAATAGATTATTTTATATATTCTGGGAAGCTTGTAAGGCTGATAAAAGATGTTATGGTATGTGTTACCTTAAAAACCGTAGATCTGGATTTTCTTTTATGAGTAGTGCGGAAACTGTTAATTTAGCAACAATATCTAGTGATGCTAGATACGGTATACTATCTAAAACAGGTGCAGATGCTAAAAAAATGTTTACGGATAAAGTTGTTCCAATTAGTATAAACTATCCTTTTTTCTTTAAACCCATACAAGACGGTATGGATAGACCTAAAACAGAATTAGCATATAGAGTACCAGCTAGTAAATTTACTAGAAAGAAAATAACATCTAATGAAAGATTAGAAGACATAGTTGGATTAGATACAACTATTGATTGGAAAAACACTGGAGACAATAGTTACGATGGGGAGAAATTAAATCTATTAGTACATGATGAAAGTGGTAAGTGGGAAAGACCTGATAATATATTAAATAACTGGAGAGTTACAAAGACATGTTTGCGACTGGGTAGTAGGATTGTTGGGAAGTGTATGATGGGCTCTACTTCAAACGCATTAGATAAAGGTGGAGATAACTTCAAAAAATTATACAACTCTTCAGATGTCACGCAGCGAAATAGAAATGGTCAAACAAAGTCTGGTTTATACTCTTTGTTTATCCCAATGGAATGGAACTACGAAGGATTTATTAACCAATACGGGTTTCCAGTATTTGATAATCCAGACGGGGATGTTCTCGACCCAGATGGTGAACTGATAGATATAGGTATAATAGAACACTGGAACAACGAGGTAGAAGGATTAAAATCTGATCAAGATGCTTTAAATGAGTTTTATAGACAGTTTCCAAGAACAACAGAGCACGCCTTCAGAGACGAGTCTCTTAACAGTATATTTAATTTAGTAAAAATATACGAACAAATAGATTACAATGAAGAAGTGGGTAGTCACGGAAATATATCTACTGGAAATTTCCAATGGGTTAGTGGAATCAAAGACACGCAAGTAATATTTTATCCTGATCCTAAAGGTAGGTTTAAAATTAGTTGGACACCACCTCAGAACTTGCAAAATAAAATTATTGTTAAAAACGGAGTAAAGTATCCAGCTAATGAACACATGGGGGCTTTTGGATGTGATAGTTACGATATATCAGGAACAGTAGATGGAAGAGGATCTAATGGAGCTTTACATGGATTAACTAAATTTAGCATGGAAGATTCTCCTCCGAATCATTTCTTTTTAGAATATGTAGCTAGACCTCAAACTGCTGAAATATTTTTTGAAGACGTATTGATGGCATTGGTGTTTTATGGAATGCCATTACTTTGTGAGAATAATAAACCCCGTTTATTATATTATCTACGAAGAAGAGGGTATAGAGGTTATTCTATGAATAGACCAGACAAAGTGTGGAATAAACTATCTGTTACAGAAAAAGAAATAGGTGGGATACCAAATTCTAGTGAAGATATAAAGCAGGCGCATGCCGCTGCTATAGAGATGTATATACAAAATAACGTGGGTCATCTGGGAGATGGAAATTATGGAGGTATATACTTTAACAAAACATTAAACGATTGGGCTAGATTTGATATAACTAAAAGAACTAAATTTGACGCAACGATAAGTTCTGGTTTAGCAATAATGGCTTGTAATAGACATTTATATAGACCCAATGCAAATATTGAAAAACCAAAACTAAATATAAGTATTGCTAAATATGAAAATAAAGGCAATATATCTAAAATAATAAAATAAATATGGCAGAGTCTGTACATAATAATTTTCCTAGTCAAGTAGTAAGTGATGTTGAGAAACTGAGTTACGACTATGGTTTAAAAATAGCTAAAGCTATAGAAAGAGAATGGTTTGATGTTGACCATACACAACATAGATATGGTGAAAATAAAAACAATTACCATAACTTAAGATTGTACGCTAGAGGAGAGCAATCTATTAAAAAATATAAAGATGAATTATCTATCAATGGTGATTTATCTTATCTTAACTTAGATTGGAAACCAGTTCCAATCATTCCTAAATTTGTAGATATAGTTGTTAATGGTATCGCTGAAAGAACATATGATATAACTGCTTTTTCTCAAGATCCTTATGGAATAGCACAAAGATCAGGATACATGCAGGCTATAATGTCAGATATGGATAATAGAGAATTTAATGATTTTGTAGCAGAAAACCTTAATATAGATTTATATACTAACGCTGAAGAAGTTCTTCCAGAAACTAGAGAAGAATTTATGTTACACATGCAGTTGAATTACAAGCAGAGTATTGAAATAGCTCAAGAACAAGCTATAAACACGTTGCTCGAACAAAATAGATACGAGCAAATACAAAAAAGACTTTATTATGATTTAACCGTAATTGGTATTGGTGCTGTTAAAACTAGCTTTAATACATCAGAAGGTATCAATATAGATTATGTTGATCCAGCTAATTTAATCTATTCTTATACAGAATCACCGTATTTTGATGATATATATTACGTTGGTGAAATAAAAGAAGTACCTATAAACGAATTAGCCAAACAATTTCCTCATCTTACCGCTTCTGATTTAGAAGAAATATCAAATAGTAAAGTTTCTAGGAGAACAAAAATTCAAGGTCATAGAGAAAAATCAGATAGAAATATTGTTGAGGTTTTATACTTTAATTACAAAACCTATATGAACGAGGTTTATAAAGTCAAAGAAATTGGATCTGGAGCAATGAAATCTATAGAAAAAGATGATTCGTTTAATCCACCAACTGGAAAAGAAGGTTCTTACAATAGATTAGCTAGACAAATAGAAACATTATACGACGGCGCTTTAATTGTTAACACTGATAGGTTGCTAAAATGGGAAATGTCAAAAAATATGATGCGTCCTAAGAGTGATTTAAGTAAAGTTAAAATGAACTACTCTATAGTTGCACCTAGAATGTATAAAGGAAAAATAGAATCTCTAGTAAAACGTATAACTGGTTTTGCTGACATGATTCAACTTACACATTTAAAACTACAACAAGTAATGTCTAGAATGGTTCCAGATGGAGTTTATTTAGACGCTGATGGTTTAGCTGAAGTAGATTTAGGTAATGGAACAAATTACAATCCACAAGAGGCCTTAAACATGTTCTTCCAGACAGGTTCTGTTATTGGTAGGTCGTTTACTTCTGAGGGTGATATGAATCCTGGTAAAATACCTATTCAAGAAATAACTAGCGGAAGCGGTGGTAATAAAATACAAGCTTTAATAGCTAATTACAATTACTATTTGCAAATGATCAGAGATGTGACTGGTTTAAATGAAGCTAGAGACGCTAGTACTCCTGACCAAAATGCTTTGGTGGGCGTTCAGAAATTAGCGGCTGCTAATAGTAATACAGCCACTAGACATATATTACAATCTGGATTATTCTTAACAGCTGAAACAGCAGAGTGTTTATCTTTAAGAATATCAGATGTCTTAGAATATTCTCCAATGGCAGAGTCTATGATAAGAACTATAGGCTCGCAAAACGTTAGTATATTACAAGATCTTCGAACCATGCATATTCATGATTTTGGAATATTTATTGAGTTATCTCCAGACGAAGAAGAAAAAGCTTTACTTGAAAACAATATACAACAAGCGCTGTCTCAACAGTCTATAGAATTAGAAGACGCTATAGATGTTAGGGAAATTAAAAATTTAAAGTTAGCAAATCAACTTTTAAAATTACGTAGAAAAAAGAAACAAGCTAAAGACCAAGAGATTGCAGAAAGAAATATACAAATGCAGGCTCAAGCCAACATGCAGACACAGCAAGCCGCTGCTCAAATGGAAGTACACAAAGAGCAAGCTAAATCACAGGCCGAAGCAGGATTAGAGCAAATGAAAGCACAGATGGAAGCTCAAAAATTACAATTAGAAGCACAAATAAAAATGCAACTAATGGAAAGAGAATTCCAATACAATATGCAGTTAAGGCAAATGGATAATCAGATAGTCGAGGGAAAAGATAAGATGAAAGAAGATCGTAAAGATCAAAGAACAAAAATACAAGCAACTCAACAAAGTGAGTTAATTGATCAAAGAAAAAATGATAAACCACCTAAAAACTTTGAATCAGCAGGTAATGATACATTAGGTGGTGATTTTGATTTAGGTGCATTTGAACCTAGATAAACAATTTTATTAATTATATAATATTTTATTATGGCAAAAAAAGAAAAAGAATCAACAGTAGACACTGTTGAAGAACCAAAATTAGATGGTAAAGTTGAAAAACTTAAAGTAAAGAAAAAACCATCGATGAAAAAGTTTAAAAAGCAAGACGAGGTAATTAAAGTAGATTTAGACAAATTAAATCAAGAGACTAAAGTTGAAGAAACTAAAGTTGAAGAAACTAAAGTTGAAGACAAAGTTGAAGAAGTTGTTGAATCACCTAAAGAAGAAACTGAAGTTAAAGCTGAAGAAACTCCAATTATAGAAGAAATTACAGATTCAATAGAGGAGGTTAAGGAAGAAGTGGAAGTAAAACCAGAGATTAACGAAACTATTGAAGAACCTGAAAAAACTAACGATCTTCCAGAGAGTATCCAAAAACTAATGCAGTTTATGGAAGAAACAGGAGGAGATTTACAGGATTACGTTAAGTTAAACCAAGATTATTCTGGGTTGGATAATAACTCGTTGTTAAGAGAGTATTACAAACAAACAAAACCTCATCTAGATTTAGAAGAAATAGATTTTTTAATGGAAGATCAATTTTCTTATGACGAAGAAATAGATGATGAAAAAGATATTAAAAGAAAAAAATTAGCCTTAAAAGAGCAAGTTGCTAACGCAAGGCAACACTTGGACAGTGCAAAGTCTAAATATTATGAAGATATCAAAGCTGGATCAAAGCTTACAAATGAGCAACAGAAAGCAATGGATTTCTTCAATAGATACAACAAGGAATCAGAGGAAAATGCAAAAACAGCAGAGCGATCACAATCTATTTTCAACAAGAAAACAAACGAGGTTTTTAATGAAAAATTCAAAGGTTTTGAGTACAACATTGGAGACAAGAGATATAGATATAATGTGAACAACCGTGATAACATTAAGCAGAATCAAAGTGACATTAATAATTTATTTAAAAAGTTTTTAGATAAAAATAATGAAATGGGAGACGCTAAAGGTTATCATAAATCGGTATTTACAGCTATGAACGCGGATGCTGTTGCTAGTCATTTTTACGAACAAGGAAAGACTGATGCTTTAAAGGATAGTGTATCAAAAGCTAAAAATATAGATATGAATCCTAGACAAGCACACAGTGGAGAGTTTGAAACTGGAGGTCTTAAATTTAAAGTATTAGGTCC